CCAATAATAGCAACGTTTGACCCAACAGGGGTAAGTCTGTTTGGAAGTAGTGTTCTTGGTTCGGCTGGAGGTACAGGAGGTATTCCAAGTACTCTTCCATCGTTAACTGTTCAAAGTAGTTTGTTTTTGCCTGGTATTGGTCAATGCCCTTCGCTTAAACGACTCCTCGGATTTAATATACCGACTCATTATCCCCCACTATCGGGAGAAGGTTCAGTTTGTTATACCGATGTTACTGATTTAGAATTAACAGCATCAACTACAACTATTCCTACTCTCGATTACCTTAGCCTTTCAACCACGGCTGGTTCGGGACGTTCCCTCGCCGTCCGTTATAATGGAACCTCCCCAAATGTATATGGAAGGCGCGTTTATGTCGATCCTTCGGGAGTCAAAACTACTTATTCATAAGGTTTTAGGATATTTCATTCTATATTTACATTCTTGGAGTCAGAAAGCCCCTTCGGCTTTAGCCAAGGGGATGAATGACGACCATATTAAGGAAATAAAAATAAAATGACATTTTCCTTAAAGTCAATGATATGTATGTCCGTGAATGTAAAACGAAACTACAAGTTTAGGTTGTCTCCCAAAGGAGGAACGCTGACCCGTCTTGAACAGACGAGAGAAACTTGTCGCTACGTCTATAACCAACTCCTTGAGAAGCGAAACGACCACTATGAGAAAACCAAGAAGACACTCACTCATTTTGATTGTTGTAAAGTGATTAAGGAGATGGAACTGAAAACTCCAGTCCATTCCCAAGTCCTCCAAAACGTATCTGCACGACTTGACCTTGCCTATCTTGGGTTCTTCCGTAGGTTGAAGGATAAGACAGGTAAAGCAGGATTTCCACGATTTAAGTCCTATGACCGATATGACTCATTCACTTTTCCACAAACGGGTTTTAAGTTGACTCCAAAGAAACTTTGGATGTCCAAGATTGGTGATGTTCGGATTAACCTCCACCGCAAAATGGAAGGTAAGATTAAGACCCTGACCATTAAACGTGAAGGCAATCATTGGTATGCTATTTTCTCATGTGAGGTTGAGATTAAACCAGAAGTTAAGAAGTGGAAACGAGCAGTTGGTATTGACGTTGGATGTATTGACTTTGCCACTTGTTCCGATGGGACGATCATTTCTCATCCTCATTTCTTACGACAATCTTCCGAGAAACTTTCCAAAATCCAAGGTAAGTATTCCAAACTAAAAAAGAAACCAAGGGATGATAAGCAGAAGATTAAGACCAAGAGAGCATTGGTATCGGTTCATTGCAAAATAAAGAACCAACGAAAAGATTTCCTACACAAGTTGAGCAAGAAGTTCGTAAGCGAATACTCTCATATTTGCGTGGAGGATATTAAACCAAGTCAGATGTTGAATGACAACTGGCGAAGTTTGAATAAGAGCATATTGGACTCAGGATGGACTACGTTTAGACAAATGCTACATAGCAAAGCGGTAGATGCTGGTTGTGAAGTGAATGACGTAAATCCTGCCTATACGAGTCAGATGTGTTCTGGTTGTGGCAACATTGAGATAAAGAAACTCTCTGATAGGCAACACAAATGTAATCTTTGTGGATTGGACATTGGAAGAGATTTGAATGCTGCACGAAACATTTTAAGAGTCGGAATGGACTCTTTTGCTTCCAAAAGAAGCATGGAAGCCCCTATCCCTTTAGGGTAGGGGAGCATTCACTCATGTGAAAGGAAGAACGTTATGTATAAAGGCAAGACAAACATAGAAATTGTAAAAAGTTATTTGGAAGGAGAAAAGTTATTTCCTGTATTCGGTTATACTGGCAAAGAATACGTCAAACGAGCCATAGGAGAGCGTTGGATTGATAAATCGAATCAAGAGTGGGAGCAGAAGGCAGGTGGCCCTCAGAAGATCAATAGGGTGGCAAATATCGTGCGTGCGGCTATTGGCAATCAAAAATGCCGATGTGGTCAACAAATTCGGTGGGGTACTAAATTAGATAGATTATTTTTTAACAAAACTGGATTATGTGAAGGATGCCTCATTGATTATGAAACTAAATTACGTGTGTTGGGTATTTACAACGATTACGAGAAATACAAACTAGCTTCCAATGAACTTGGACATGTCAAGGACATGAAAACCAAAATCCGCGAGACAATTAAGTATTTCGAGTCCGATGACACCGACGTTAAGATGCTGTGTAATTCCGAAGGGTTCGTGGAGAGATGGAGGACAACCAATATCGAAGATATTCTTAAAGATGCCAGGAAAGATTTGAAGGAGGCTCATCAACGTATTGTTGCGCTAGTGAGAATTCGGGACGAACAAAAAGTAAAGTATATCGAGGCTTGCGCCAAATATAAATTGGAAACTATATGCTAGATGGAAAAATCTCCTATCAAGACCTAATCCGAGAGGAATATAAAAAGTGCTTAGAGTCACCAGTGTACTTTATGAAGCAGTATGTCAAAATCAAACACCCAATGCGGGGTACGATTCTTTTTGACTTGTTCAAATTCCAAGAGGAAACTCTACAAGCTTTTCACGATTATAAGTTCAATATTATCCTCAAATCCCGACAAATGGGTATTTCAACCCTTGTTGCTTCGTATTCCTTATGGCTGATGATTTTCCATAAGGATAAGACTGTTCTTTTGATTTCGTTAAAGCAAGATGATGCCAAAGATGTTTTGACTAAGGTTCGGGATGCTTATAAAGAACTTCCCAACTGGCTCAAGATTCAATGTAGCGAAGATAATCGTCTGTCCATTCGGTTTTCCAATGGCTCGCGCATTCAAGCTGCCTCTACTACGAAAAAATCAGGTGTAGGTCAAGCCCTTTCTCTTCTGATTATTGATGAAGCTGCACTCATTGAAGATGCCGAAGACCTGTGGACATCTGCACAACCAACATTGTCAACCGGTGGAAACGCCATCGTTCTTTCAACCCCCCGAGGAGTAGGAGGATGGTTTCATAAAATATGGCAGGGCGCATCCGATGATAACCAAGATGGCACCGTAGGGAGAAATGGATTCCATCCTATTACTCTCCCGTGGCAGCTTCACCCCGAACGGGACGATGAATGGCGCAGAATTGAAGGCGAAAAACAAGGTAATCCTAAAAAGGCGTCACAAGAATATGACTGCAATTTCCTCTCATCTGGTGATAACGTCGTTGACCTCAATATCATTGAGTTCTATAAGAAAAATAAGGCGTGTGATCCTGTAGAATGTCGGGGCATGGGTAAGAACCTATGGATTTGGGAGTATCCTGATAGAAGTCATGTCTATGTTGTATGTTTGCCATCTGGAGAATCGGTATTAACAGAAATGGGGGTTAAAAGAATAGAAGATGTGACTTATGAGGATAAGCTCATTGATAAGGATGGTTATATTACAAATATCGAGGATATAAAGGTTAGACTATATAACGGGAAAATATATGAAATAACTCCTTCCAATACATTTCG